TTGTACTGACAACTGCTTATCATTTAGATCTGCTGTTTTGGCGCTGACCCTAATAAGTGTATCCATCTTCATATTAAATTCAGCAAGCAAGGTTTCAGCAGTTTCTTGGCCAGGTTTAGCCATTCCGCCACCCATTGTAGGTCTTGTAGATGTAGTAGTTGGGTTTTGGGCAGCCGGTGTTTGTGTATTTGGTGATGTTACGGCAGCTCCGTAGGCATTTGAATTAGCAACTGAAGTGGCTACTGTTGACGATGCTGGGGTAGTAGGTACTCCAGTTCCGGGTTTAGTTGATGCTACCATGTTAGCACCAGTACCGCCGGTAAACTGTTGGGCGTAAGCGTTTACTTTATTCATTACTTCACCGCCGAGATACCCGCCGGCTTTAGTAACATCGCGTCCTGCAATTTGACTAGTTGCCAGCGCATTAGCCTGTTGCTGTGTCATGTTGCCTGTATCGATGCCCATGTTCTTAGCCATACTAGCTTGGCCTTTCTTCATATACCAAGCACTAACTTCAGCGGCAACTGCTGGATCATTTACTAAATCTGGATTTTTAACTAGCCTATCATCTCCGTAGATTGCTTTAGATGCCGCGGCATAATTGTTTTTGCCGGTAAGTTGAATAAACCCGCGACCACGGTACTTGAAACCATCACCTGGTTCCATGTTACCCATGCTTTGCCCAATCTTAGTATCTTTGCCATACATGAACTCGCCCATGCTTTCTTGGCTACCTTTGATTTGATCAAGTTCCTTATCGCTCTTACCTGCGGCTCTACTACCAAAGATACTGCGAATACGATCGTTTGATGTTCCGGAATAATTTAAATTTTCTGATTGACTCTTGCCACCCGACTCTTTCATCACGTTGCCTAATGTTGCGGCAATGTACTTAGGATCAGTAATACCCTGTTTCTTCAACGCGGCAGTAATCAATTCCATGTTTTTATTTTGGTCTTGATTTAAAGGAGCAGGCGTTCCTGTACTTGGAGTAGCAGTCGCGGTACCAGTCGATGGTGTTCCGGCGCCGCTACCGCTTCCTGTTTTTCCGTTCTTAAAGGCATTATAAACTTCTTGAGGATTTGACCAATTGATTGGTTTATCTCCTCCAGCGGCTGTTGCAGTGGCTGTTTCATCTTTCTTAGCATCAGTAGCATCTTTAGTAGCTTTGGTAGATGCTTGTGTAGTTTTAGCATGTTCGTCAGTTGCTTCGTTATCTTTTTTACGTTTAGCTGCCGCATCATTGACAATTTTATCTGCTAGTTTGCTTCGAGTTTCTTCTCTTTCTAAAATTGATTTTTGTGTTTCTTCAATTTCTTTCTTATAACTTACGCCCGGAATCATGTCAAGTACTTTAAATATTCCTAATTTAAAGTAATCCATGATAGTTCCCCACATGCTCATGTATATTTTAAATGCATCAACAATGGTATCTAAACTTCCGCCTAACTTGTTAAAAATATACACCGCGGCTGTAACTGCAAGAGCAACAGCTAAGAACGGTCCTGCCATTGCCATCATACCTATTACTGATTTCCAGGCACTAGCGGTCATTGCCGTCAACGAAGCAACAACACCTGTTCCTGCTATTGTTTGTGCGGCTTGAATCACTTGGGCAGCCATGATCACCCCGGATAATACCGCATAGGCACCAACTACAATACCTATACCTATTGCTAATTCTGAAAAGTGATCGCCTACCCATGTAAGAGCTTCAATCAACACAGGTGTTGCTGTTTCTAATGCTTTTTCAAATCCATCTAACATCTGTTGAAGTAATGGACTGTTAGCTAACGCTTCCATAAATTTATTAGAAGCAGTGGCTAATCTTTCCATGTTTGATTTAACTTGAGCAGGATCTAACCCTTTGATTAGTCCTTGTTCACGCAATCGTTTTTGCTCTGCTAGGTCAGCATCTTGTTTGTTTCTTTGTTCTTCTAATGTTCCTTTTTGTTGCTGAATTTTGTTCAAGGCAACAATCATTCCGCCATACTGTTCTGCTTGGTGCGTTCCTAATACTCGAACACGACTGTCGTTTAGCATACCTTCTGTAGATTTTTTGATTCCGGCTTGTAGCCCGTTCATTTCTTGAGCGGTAAAATCGCCAGTGGCTCTCATTTTAGAGCTTGTTGCCATCAACTGCTTACCAACGTCTGGCATAACTGCCATTAGTTTCTGTGCTTCTTCTCCGCTAGCTGTACCTGTTGCTAAAATTTGTTGAGCCGCCGCCTGCATTTCTTTTGGCAAACTATTCATCATAACTTCTAAGTTGTCGCCGCCTGCCTTACCTAGCTTAGATTTTAATATTAGATATTGAGCGTCTGCGGCTCGAGCCTGTGCTTGTTGTTCAAGAGAGTCTTTACTTTGTCCTGTTAGTTTAGAAACAGCATCTAAGTTTTTTAAGTATTCGCCAGTTGATGCTATCAATTGTGAATTACTCATTCCAGATAACTTACCTGTAGCAGATAGTGTTGCCGCATATTTGGCCATACTGCCGTTGATCTGTTCAGTGCTCATACCTAGTCCTGCTAGGTCGTTACCAATTGATGAGTTTCTAATTTCTTTACCAAGATTTGCTAATCGTTTAGCACCGTCGGCAGTTCCTTGACCAAGTACAGACAATGCTTCGCTATTAGTTTTAATAATACTTGTATATTGATCTAAAGTTAAACCTGTGCCAGCAACAGAACGTTGCATTTCTTGAATACTGCCGTTGAAGTTTGCACCTACCGATGCCGCTTCGTTAAATGACTTATATGTTTTTGTTGCGGCTCCAGCAACAGCACCAAAAGTAGCTTGTAATGCTCCACCAACTACAGGTAGCTTGCCCATGATACCGCCAACTGCATTGATATCATTGCCCATATTAGACAAATCACTCATCAGACTCATAAATGATGAGCCTAATCCTAATGCAGATTTAGTCAGTCCGCCAATTACACCAGCGGCAAATGAAGTCCTATTGATAAACGTTTGAAGATTTTCAGCGGCTTCTTTGTCTTTCTTTTTCTTTTCTTCGGCTGCTTTATTAGCATCTTCTTGAAGTTTGTTGGCTTTTTCTTGTTCTTTGTTTAATTTTTTAAAACCATCAGTACTTTTATCTAGTTGCTGATAGAATTTCTTCATATCAGTTTCTAATTGCTTTTGGCTTTTATTATCTTTTCCTATTTTTGCAGACATCAATGCTATAGCCGCAACTAGCTGTTTAAGCGTAGCTTCGGTAGCCGCGTTGTTTAGTTCAATCGATTGGTCACCAAATTGACCTGTTACGTCTGCCATAATAGTTTAGACCCTTAAAATGCGCATATAAATAGATTCATATACATTTATTTATCGGGGGTAAAAAATGGCAGAAACAACTATGCAACCAAATAAACCAAAACCAGCTAATCCGCTGTCAAATTATTTTAGACAGCCTAAACTTTATATTCCTTTGCCCAGCAAAGGACAGTTTTATCCCGAAGGCGCTTTAGATGTTAGTAGCAACGGCGAGTATGCTGTTTATGCTATGACTGCGAAAGATGAGCTAATGTTCAAAACCCCCGACGCTTTGTTAAACGGCTCTGCTACTACTGAATTGGTTAAAAGTTGTGTTCCAGCAATTAAAGATGCTTGGGCAATGCCTAGCATTGATATTGATGCTGTGCTAATTGCTATTCGCATAGCAACCTACGGTGAAACAATGGAAGTTGGATCTTCATGTCCAATGTGTAATCATCAAAATGACTATGATGTCAATTTGTTAAACTATCTAGAACATGTTAGTAAATTTGAATACAACAACATTGTTGATGTTGACCCGTTGACTATTTCTATTAGACCATATTCTTATCAAGAAGTTACCAAAGCCGCAATTAAAGCAATGGAACAACAAAAGATCATCAACATTGTAAACGATGAAACAATGTCCGATGAAGAAAAAATGGAAAAGTTTGGAAATAGTTTTGTTAAACTAACAGAAATGACTGTTGATGTTATTGCAGGATGTATCACTAGTATTGAAACTCCAGAAGGCATTGTCACAGATGCAGAAATGATTAAAGAGTTTATCAATAATGCGCCAACTGATGTGTTTAATAAAGTAAACGATCAAATTGCCGCTATGAAAAACAGCATTGATGTTAAAGCACAAGAAGTATCCTGTACAGAATGTGAGCATAAGTTTAACATTACTATTGTAATGGACCAAACAAATTTTTTCGCAGTAAGGTCTTAAATCTCCCAAGGCCGGAGATCTTACAGTTTATTAAACAAATCGAAAAAGAGGCTAGGGAGATCAAGAAAGATGTACTTAAAGCCTGTTGGTACATGCGTGGTCTCTCATTCTCAGAAGGCATGCATCTTAGCTATGAAGATAGACAGATAATTGGAGAGATTATCAAAGAGAATTTAGAAACAACTAAGAAGTCCGGACTACCGTTCTTCTAATAAAAAAGGACTCCTAGGAGTCCTTTTTGTTTATTTCTTTTTATAAAGACTAACTGTTCCGTTAGCAATTCCCTCAACTACCATACGTTCCTTGTGTCGTTGTATGCTGTCTGAGAAGTTGCCCATCATGCGATCGCGGTCTGCATCAATAGTTTTCTGCGATGGCTTTCTAACTCTCTTTGGCTTAGGTGGAACTTTTTGTACTTCAGGTTCAGGTTTGTCTTTAGTTAGCGTGTTGGCCATTTGACCAAATGCTGATGCTCCAGCATTAGATTCTGGTTCTTCAGGAGCTGCCGCTGGTGCTTGTGAGTTTGGATTACCGGGCTTTGCTTTATTTGTTTTGCTAACTGGGGCATTTGCCATGGTATTAGTCGGAGTTGCCGCTGGAGCAGTTGCCGCTGGAGCTGTTCCAACTTGTTTTTGTAAAAGTTGAAGTATTCTTTGTTTGCCTTTCTTGTCTAGTTTGTCAATATTTGCTTTAACTTGAGCGTACATAGTGCCAGTTGGTGCTCCACCTGCCGCTGGCGCTTGTCCTTGTGCAGGAGCTCCACCGCCTTGTGCTGGAGCCGCTGGTGCTGGTGCGCTTTGACCTGCTGGTGCTGTCGCTTGTTTAGTTGCTGGAGCCGCTGGAGCTCCGCCCGCTGCCGGAGCACTGCCTGCCGCTGGTGCTCCTGTGCCTGCACCTTGTCCGCCTGATGTTTTTGTAAATTTGCTCAATAATGGATTAGGAACATCAGCAAGTTTCATTCCATCTTCTTCGTCATCACCGGCAGCCGCCACCTTAGCTTTACCAGCCGCAAATCCTTTTTTGGCTGCCGCACCAAGTCCAGCAATACCGCCAGCTACTGCGCCAACGCCCTTTGCCGCTGTGCCTACAGCTTTACCAATTGCAGAACCTACTTTGTTTGCAAATGGACCTTCTTCTAAATTCTGTGACTCGACTAATAGTTCGTTGATTTTCATTATGCTGTTCCTAATTGTTTTTGTAAGTATGCCATTAGGCGACGCTTACCTTTTTTATCGACTTTTTCTAAATCTGCTTTAACTTGAGCGTAAAGAGTTGCGCCTCCGGTAGTACCGCCACCGCCCGGTCCAGGTATTTTCATTGCTTTATATGTTTGAGAAATAATAGCATCGTCAATACCTTGTGATTTTAAAAACTTAGCAAGTTCTTCGCTGTCCATAGGGCTTCCAGCTTTTTGCCATGCGCTGTTTAATTTATCTGCTGTAACTTTAGTTGTAAGATTTGTAGCTTTCTTACCTACCCAGTTGGCTGCCTTGCCTAACATATCCATTGGACCTTCATCTAAACGTTTGAATACTAGATAAACTTGTCCTTCGCTCAATTTTTTTGTTTGATATTCTGTACTTTCTTTCTTAGCAGGCTTACCTTTGTCGTTAGACATAGCCGCTGTAACAGCACCTTGTGCCGCTTTTGCCATTCCGCTAGCAAATGACTGTACACCTTTAGCCGCATTAGCCCATTGTTCAGCTTTAGCTGAATCAGATGCTATCTGTGCAAGATACTCTGGGTCTGCCATTTTAGCAATAGCATTGTTCATTGCATCAAAATTTAATGCTGATTGATGATAATCGCCTGCTTTCCATGCGCTAACAGCATCATCAAAGAATCCTTCAGCACCTTGTACATCTTCAAGACGTCCGTATAACTTTCCTGTTGTAAATGTTCCAAAGCGATCACCAAACTGTCCGTTGATTTCTTCAATGGTCCTTGTATAATCAGCACTGGCAACGTTAGGATTAAATTTACTTGCTACTGTTTTAATTGGAGTGCTAAGTGCATCTCCTACAAGTTCAACGGCTTTACCAGTTAGCCAACCGTATGCCGCGGTCTTTAGACCTTTTCCAACGGCTGTTGAAAGTTTTTCACCTTTAAGTAATTCTAAACTACCACGTAGTACTTGTCCAGCAATAGCACCGCCAACTGGTCCGCCAGCTAGAGAAGCAATTGTAGTTAGTACACCAATAATTGCCGCTGTCTTTCCAGGATTTTCTTTTGCCCAAATGCCCATTTGTGAAATAGCGTCTAAGAATTTGCTATCTGGGAATTTAGTATTGATATCGTGTTTGAGTTTTTCAAACTTCTGATCAAACATTTTTACAGGAGTTGTATCCTGTAACCAACGTCCGACCTTGTTGACCATTTCGTCTGCTTTCTTAGCAACGTCTACACCTTTGCCTAACATAGTACGATTACTACCACCAGCAGTTACTGACTTTTCAACTTCTCCAAATAACTGCTGTATTTGATCAGCACTTAAACTAGCTTCAATCAAAGGCAACATTTCATTGTAGATTCCTTCTACAATACGTTTCTGATCTTGATCTAGGCTTTCACACGATTCTCTTAGAATTGTTTTTGATTGTCTAAGGTGTTGTTCAATTAGTAATTGGTCTACTTTCATTTAAAAATCCAAAGGTGTATTTGTTATTTATTGTATTTGTGAGCTGAAGCTCACATTCGTTATCGCTATCGCTCAACGAATTTTTACTTCGTTTTAATAGTTATAGACATTATAAATGCGAAGCATTTTAAGTATTATGTAGATTGTTCAGTCACACTTTGCCCTAGCCGGGCAAAGATAGCATTATGTGAGTTGCACAATACACCTAGCGTTATAGCATTACAGAGGCGGTCATCCGGTACCTCGAGCCATGTCTTTATATGACGGCTGGTCTATACATATACGCTAACATACGCATAGCCATAGGGTTTTTCTCCCTTCTTTTAGCCTATTTTTAAACTTTTTCTTATAAATCAAACGGATTAAAGGCATATTCCATCGTGGTCCTGTCAAGGATACTGATTTATAACTCCTCCGCCAAGCAGGAAATTCCATTGACTGCGATCCGAGATCCAGCTTTAAGGGCACTCTAACAACGCCGGTGCGAGCTTATTTGGCAGTTTTTTGCCTAGATTTATTGAGCCTTGAGTATATGCGAGCCATGTACACGGACAGAAATTTGTCCGTTATAATAGTCTTTTGATTCTAAAACTTTGTGTGTGAATTGCTCACGTGCCTCTATATAACTGCATTCTGCTTTGGATTTACAATAGAAAAGGATTTCTCTGGTGAAGTTTTCTTTGCCTAGCTGTTCTACATCTTTGTTTAATTCAATGTTTGAGCCATAATATTCGCGCCAATCTGAATCAATTTTAGAACGAATCTTCTTTTTCTTTTTGTTACCGTTCTTTAGTTTAACCATTTTATACGTAGTTTTACTAAATTTCGCTAACTTTTTGCCTATGTATTTGCGACCAGAGATATTGTTAGTGATGAGATAGACGAAGCCAATACAATCTTCGGGTAATGTTTCTACAATTGTATTTTGATAAAGCCATGTCATCCTTTATGTATCTTTGGTGGCCTCCCTATCTTGCCTTTCTTGGCTGCTTTGCGTTCTTCTCGTTTTTCTTGTATTTCTACACGCCTAGTACTTGCTTCGTTGCGTATTTCTGATAGCCAATATCGTGCCTTTATGCCTGCTTCGTCTGAGCCTTTGTATTCAAAACGTTCCTGCCACTTAAAATATTCCTGAAAAGCGGCAATCATTCGATCGTGCGCTTCTGTAGTCATCGTAAAAGAGGCCCTGAAATAAACTGCGCTAGCGAAATACGCTGTCCTGTTTCTACAGGAGTAACACGATGTGGCACCCATGATGGGAAAATCAACATAGAACCTGGAGATTTAAACTCTGGAATATCTATAGGACCGTTATAGAACAATGAAAACATACCACCAGTATATTCTTTCTCTGATAAATTTAACAATGCTGTTAGTTTAATATCAAAGTTTTGATCTTTAACGGCATCCATATGCCACCCGTATTCCGCAGAATCTTCTGCATTGTATACATTATAGTTTAATACGTCACTATTTTGTACCGGAAATACATCAAATTTAAAATTTTGTTTGTTTGCCTGAGTAATTGCCTTGCTAAATTTTTTTAATAATACTTTAACTGTTCCTTGAGAAAATAAATCAACCTTTACAGTTTTGATAGTATTTTTAGCGGGTGTATCTTTTGCACTAACCGTATGATCACGGATGCTTTGTTCAATCGCAGATCTAAGTTCAGCACATTCATCAGCTGAATATAAATCTTTCATGAACAAATAGTCAAAGTTCACCCAACAATCTCCACATCATTTGAGTAACTGGTAAATCCGTTTTCTTTAACAACTTTTAATACGTGATTTACACGGCTTGTTAAATCATCTCTGTGCGAAATAAGGAACACATTCTTATCACGTTCACGAGTCATACGCTTTAGTACAGCAATACTAGATTCAACACCGCTGGAATCCATGCCGCTGTCTACTAATTCATCGATAAACAACAAGTTGATGCTGTGGTATAAGTTTTCCCATACATCACGGAAAGCCCAACTCATACTGAGAATCAAACGGTTACGTTCACCACGTGACAAATTATCAAAGTCTAAGTCTTGTCCTAACTGAGTAATAACAACGCTTAGGTCGTTTTGAAACTCAACAATGTGTGGCAATCCAATCTTGTCAAGATAATAAGTAAGTCGTTGATTTAAGAATGCTAAGTTTTGATCAATAATGCGTTTACGTACAAAACTATCTTTGTTAGTCAACAGTTTATACAAAAATTCTTGATGTTCTTTAACACGAGTAAGATCATTTACAGCATTCCAATCAATTTCTTGTACGGCTGTATTTTTTAATTCTTCAATTTGCTCTAGATAAGGATTAGATTCACCTTCTTTGATTTCAAGATCTTTAATTAGTGTGTCAATGGTGTTCTTATGATTCAGTGCTTGTTCAAGCGTGTCATAAAAGACCTTGGGCATTGTACCAAGCTCGCCTAATTCTTTAACAGCATCAGTAAGTTCGATCCACTGTGTGTTAGTAGCCAATGCTTGAAGTGCGGCTTCTTGTAGAGCTTTCTTTTTGCCTTCTAATACTTCTTCATGTTTACTGTCGTGTAGATCCTGACCGCAAGCATAACACTTGTGATCTTCTAGATCTTTATTTTCTTTCTTTAGCTTTTCAACTTGTTTTTCTTCACGTGCCATATCTGATTCAGCACGACTAACAGCCTTGTTTAAATCTGCAATATCTTTTTGTTTTGCATTATATTCTGCTAACGCTCTGTGGCTGGCAATTTCTGCTTCAGCATCAAGATGACTCAACCGATCAATATTTTTTAGAATATTTTCAATATTCTTTTCTTTTGTTTCGTCCCACAGACGTTGTTTGCGTTCTAATGCTTCAATGCTTTGTTGAATACGTTCATTGCTAGCTTTGATTGTTTCAATACGAGTATTTTCTGTTGCAATAGCATCTTTACTAATGCGAATTGATTCTTTTAACGCTTCAGCTTTTTCACTTAGTAGTGTAATGCCAAGCAACTGCTCAATAATCATTCGTTGATCAGCAGCCTTGGTAGCAAGGAACGGCTCTGTGTAGGTGTTTAACGCCACAAGATGTTTAAACATCTCATGCTTCATGCCAAACATTTCTTCAATAGCCTTTTGTGTTTCTCTACTATCACCTTGACTTTCATCAAGATCGGAAAGTTCTTGTTCTTGACCGTTGATGCTAAACTTCAAAACATTGGGTTTACGTCCACGTTCAATGTGATATTCAATACCGTCTTTTTCAAAAGTAACAGTTACCAACATGCCTTTAGTATTGATCTTGTTGATAAGGTTATCACGTTTAATATTGGTTAGAGCCTGTCCGTAGATTCCGTAACTGAGCCCGTTGATAATAGTAGTTTTACCTGTACCGTTACGAGCTCCGCTATCATCTCCACCAAGATCTAAGTTTTCACCTAGTACCAGTGTGAGTTGTCCTTTGTCAAAATCGATAGCTTGGGTTTGATTACCCACGCTCATAAAGTTTCTAACAGTTAGATTTTTAATTTTAATCATAGGTCTCTATAAATCTCCAACAAGAGATTTTTGTCATATGCTTCACTATCGATAGCATTGATTTGGTTCATAACAATTGTGTCAACGCTTTCAAAATTGATATCAATGGGTGTTGCTGTAGATTCTACTTCTACTTTTTCTGGAATCAGCATAAGCTCACGCAAATTATACTGCGGAACAAACTGCTCTTTAATAAAATTAGCTTCTTCAAAAGTAATAGGCAAGTCAATAGTTACACGACAATGCATCTTTTCACGTAGTAGTGTTTCCGGACTATCAATAATTTGACTTAGTTTATATGTTCTAAATGTAGGTTGTCCAGGCCAAGTTTTATATTCTGGCTTGCCACCCCATTCTAAAATCATCATACCACGATCATCATCACCTGCATCTGCATAGTTGTGCGGGAAAGCATTACCAATATAAGTAATGTTACCTTTGCTTTGACGCTTGTGAAAATGTCCACTAAACACATATTCTTGATTGACAAAGTGATCGCTTTGCAACTGTCCGTGATCCGGCATCTGTACCATTGCGTTCATGTAAAACAAGGGAAGTTCTAAGTGTCCAAAAATGTATCGACTCTTCATCTTAGGAACAGCCTTCCATTCGTCGCCTACTAGCCAAGGCATAATGGTTACATCGCCTTCAACAAAGGTATCTTTGATTGGAATTACATTAGGAAACAAACGCATAAATTCAACAGAGTTGATTTCACGTTTGTCTTTATAGAATAGATCGTGGTTGCCTAAGATGAAATATACTTTTTCAAAAGATTGACTCAACTTTTCTAAATTAGAAACAGTATAGTTCATAGTACTCACATCGGTGGTACTACGATTGTGATGCCAATCGCCCAAGAAAATTGCTGTTTCGCAATTTTCCCGCTTCGCGGTTTCGCAAAACCAATTCACGAAATCTTCGCAATCTTGATTATGTGTACGGCTTCCAGATTTTAAACCGAAATGTATATCGGTGAAACAAGCAACTTTTTTGAATAGTGACATAAGATCTCCTTAGTTATTGTACTACATTTAAAACAACAAGGTCAATCCCAATCACCGCCTCCTGTGTCCGTAATAGTAACTGGTCCAGGTCCTGTATTACCAGTTCCACTGTTTTGTCTAGTCCAACTTGGATTCATACCATTCATTTCTAAAATATCATCACGGATATTTTGATTACGTTTTTCAATATTGATAATTCTAACAAACGAATTAGTAACTGCCGCGGTATAGTAAGCAAATGGATTATCGGATTTGCTTTCATCGAATTGCAAACCAATTTGTGTAAGTTGAAGAATTGCTTGCCCACGCATTTCATCGTTGTAAGTATAACCACGGACGTTGCCACGAGTTGCATATCGTTCACAAAGTTTAATAAACATGCGAGCTAGGTTATCAGTCATTTGCCCGTGGTCCTTGCTAAACACACCTGTGGTCAAATCACCTTTCCAGTGACTTTTTCCTACTAAAACAAGATTATTATTTTCGTCAAACTTCCAATGTTGGAAAGGAGGAAAATTTACCTTATCGTGACTATCGGCAGTATTTTTTAAGGTCTTTTTGCGACCAGGTGCTAATGGGATATGTTCAAATGTCATGACCCTAAAAACTACATCGGTCTTAGCAATTTTCTTATAATCGATTTCAAAATCTTTAGCACTTTGTTTTTTGCCCGTAGCCTGTACTGCGGCTTCGTGAGCTTGTTTTGCCAGTCTTGATGCTCTATTTCTTTTAGCATCTGCAATCGTTCTAATATTGATTTTTGCTAGACTAGGTACAATTAGATCGTAATCTGCACAACTTTTATCTGCATAGTAGCAGTATGTATTTTTACTTAAATGGATCTCTCGTAATAGATCTTTATTAGTTAGGTACTTTATTTTAGGTACTGTAGTTATAATTGTCATTAGTTGTGGTTCTCCTATTACTTATATAATAGCACATTTTGTCAAGAATAAATAGACTAAACGGAGAAAAAGAATGTCTTTATCCATAAATCCACTGGCTCAATTAGTCCAATCTGTACAAAGCTCGATAGGTTCAGCAACTGCATCAGCACAATCAGGACTTAGCAGTCTTGCGTCATCTAGTCTATCAAAAGCAGGACTAGATAATACTGTTTCTAGACTGTCAGGAGACATAGGCAGCGGGCTAAACGGCATGACAGCAAGTATAGGCAATAGTATTGATGCTGGACAAAAATCCATCCAAGGGCTAACTGGAGCACTAGGTGGACAAGTTACCGGAGCACTAGGCGGAGTAGCTAACCAGGCAACAAGTTTAGTATCTTCTGTGGGAGGCATCGCTGGGTCAATTAGTAATGTTACAGCTGACGTTGCATCATCTATAAACAAATTAGGCGGCGGCGGACTAGCAACAGGACTACAAAGTTTAGCAGGTACAATTTCAGGTGCTGCCGGAATGTTAAACAACTTGCTAAGTTTACGCCGAGGTGCAAACTTGCCAGCAAATGGACAATTATTTCAACAACGAGGAACAGTAGTTTCGATGACTCCAGTTCCAAGTGCTGACTGGCGTGTTCGTTTAAATTGTAACTGGGAATTATTTAATTCTCCAATGTTTAATAG